AGGAACACTCGATTTGGGTGATTAGCCCGTGACTGCCCCTAGCAGCTTCTGCTATGGGTAGAGGAAACGCCCACGCCTCGCATAGTGGCTCCCCAGTAATCGTCCGCGCTGGCACTTTAGGGAACCTGTCGGCGTAGTACCGCGCCGCTCGACGCCTGACCACCCAGTTCGATATACCTGCCATCGCTATCTCCTTGTAAGGTGCTTACCTGTCGCGGATCAGTTGGGTGTCGATCAGCCGCTCGATGCCCTCGCTCATCGTCAGCCCCTGCTTCGCGAAGACCGCCCTGACCCGCTCGATCTTGTCGACCGGCATCCTCGCGCCGACGACCTTGGTCTCGATCCCGGTATGGTACGCGCCGAGCCGCCTTATCTCGCCGTCGGTCTCCTTGAGCATCTCCTGTCTCCTTGTTGCGATTCTGAACTCTGGTTTCGACCGGGTGCCACCCGGTACTCGTTCAGGCGGGACGCTTCCCGCGACCAGAAGGCGGGGCCGAAGCCCCGCCGGTGATTATCTATACTGCCCAGTACGCCCCCTTCCAAGCGTCCGCTTCGCTCTGTCCGCGCCAGGGTGTACCATGTCTCCGTTCCCATTGGCTGAAACTGTCACCGGTTAGGTAATGCCCAACCGTGTCGAATGCCTTGCCGTATTCCCGCTGGAATCTTGCGGCAGCATCGTTGCGGTTGAAGGCGAATAACTGCTGCATCCCGGCTACAGGCTTGTGCGTCCGAACATCCGTCGCCGTCCAGATGAATCCCTTATGCATCGTCGCGTCTCCTTGTGTTGGATTGATTAGGCGGGGCCGAAGCCCCGCCGGTTGTGCTTAGACCTGGAGGACGTCGGCCCGGTTGACCTCCCACCACTTGTCGTCGTCGGCCTTGGCCTCGCAGGCGAAGCACTCGCCGCACCTGCCGCCGTTGCAGGCTCCCATGCACTTATCGCACAGGCAAGGCCAGATCAATTCCTCGTCGGGATATTCTGGGCAGTAGAAGATTTTCATGTCTCGTCTCTCCTTGTGTTGGTTGCGACCTGCCATCATCAGTGGTCGGCGGTCAGTCCGACCAGACGCCCGTGAGGGCGTTTCGGCTAGGAGGCCCGGAGGCCCACTAGAGGCTCAACTGAGCCCCTGGCAGGTCGATGGGTCACGGTGACCTCATCGACCTCCGCCAGGGTCAGGCAGATGGCCATTTGGGTCAGCCCCGGCCCCCACTGGACGACCCAGATTGGGCTGCCGGAGCGGGAGGTCTTAGGTGTAACGGTTGTCATGGTTGCGTCTCCTTGTGTTAGGTTTCGGCGGGTTACTGACCCGCTCTCGTCAGACCGGATTAGTTGTCCGGTGACCTTGACTAGCTCCCCTCGACTAGCCTCGGCGCATCCGAGCTATTCGCCCGCCATCTTGCCGTTTGGGATTTGGTGGTGTCGTTGGCTGTTGTGCCTGACAAACTAAAGATATACTAACGGTATACCACTGTCAAGCGTTTTTAGGCTAACTTTCGGTAGATTACGCAAACTGGGCGAAATTGCCCTGGATCGGGCAAAACTGAGTGAGGGTAGGCGGTAGGGCTAATCCACGCCGGCGGGGCCGCGCCAGGCCGATCCGTTAACAGATTGTCCGTAGACGTCCCATTGTGGCTCAGGTGAGGGTTAGGGCTAGGGCGTGGCCGCTGGGGCCGGATAACAGAAGGGGCCGAGACGGTGGGAGGCTATACCACCGGCCCGACCCCTGAGAAAAGGAGACCCTGGCATTATACCTTGGTTACGATGTCCTTGTATCGAATAATTCTATAATCGGCAGTGTCTAGGTGCCAGAGGCCGGAGACTCCGTAGCCCCGGCGGACGTACTCGGCAGCGGTGGCCGCGATCGCCCGCAGGTCGCCGTAGTCGAGGGCGGTTTTACCCGTCGAAGACTTGCGGACTTCCATCAGTTCCATGTCGGACAACTCCCGCAGCACGTCATTCATTCTCCAGCACCTTCAACGAAACACCGCCGAGGAACCCGAATATCCCACCGATCACTGCGGTCACGATCTCGGTGGCCTCCATCAAAAACCCGATGTAGATCGCGCCGAGGCTGAACCCGGTCGCGCAGATGATCGCGAGGGCGATCTGTGGGCGGAGCTTACCAAACGTCATTGAATCCTCCTACGGCGGCGATATGGCAACCTCGACATTGTCCTTGATGTCAGCAATTTTGTAGATCGTCGAGGTCGCCACCACGAACTCCTTAGTTGCAAAGCCGTTTCCGGCACCGACCTCCAAAAACTCCAGGTCTATCGTTCCGGCCTTGATCAGTCTCAGGACGCACGCTCCCCCTTTAGTGAGGAGGTTAGAAAGCCGCAGGACGTCCACTTTTCCGTTGACCCCGGAAGCTGGAGCGCCGATGACAATCTGGTCATAGGTGCCTCCGGAAGTCACCATCGAGTCGGCTCTATTGCCGCCTCCGATGCCCCGCGCCCGTGGCGTCCCGGCCACCGGGCTGATTGACTGCCCGTCGGAGGCGTTGTACCGGATGTTCAGCGTATGCGCCTCGACGTTGTCCATGATGAAGCTCGTGCATCGCCAGCGGTCGACGATGAGGTGGCCGACCTCCACCCAGGTCTGCGTGAAGCCAGTGGTCGTGGCCGTCCCGCCGATCGATACAACATTAGTCTGGCCGCTAGGGAGGGCTGAACCCTGAAATGCCGTTCCGACGGTCACGTTCTCAATGGTTATCTGCCCTACTGGAGTAGTGCCGAGGTCGATCTTCAAAGTGTTGTCAGCGTCGGAGTAAACTACCGGGATGTCTGCCGGTGCGGAGTACGTCCCCGCATCACCTCGCGAGAAACTGCGCTCCGCGAATACCGTCTCGTTCACGATGACTCCGCCTCCAACCGTGCTGCCCGCGACCAATATCCCGACAGCGGCTTGAGGATTAACGCCCATCGCCCTCAGCCCGGTGTAGGGTAGCCGGAGCGTAGTGAATAAAGCCCGCCACTTTCCGCTCTCACTATTGGCATACTCCACCTTCCCGACGACCCAGTCCCGCTTCCGCGACAGCATCCGATAGAACGCGAACGGGGACGCCCGCAGGAGACGGCCCTGAGCGCAGATGCAATGCCAGACTGCTAGGAAGCTCCACCGCAGCCCTCTCAGGGCCAGCGAGACGGCTCCACGCGGGCCTCTCCAGACGATGAACACGGGCAACGTCCAGGCTACGAAGACCGGTAGCATCCAGAAGAGGAACCGGAACAGGACGATAATCCGCCGGCGTAATCTACTCAGCATGAGTCGCCATCTATAGCGTCGTCGATCATCATCGAGCCTCCTCGGCCCATCCGTTGCTCCAGCCGGTCGAGCCGCTTGTCGACCTGGCCGCACCGGTCATGCCATATACGCTGCCAGAGAAACCACCGGTCTTTCGACTCGCGCTCCATCCGGACGACCTGCTCGATCAGGCGACCGGCCCGGATAGCGACTGCTCCCAATGCGGTCGCCATCAAGACTCCGCCGCCGATAATAGCCGCGACCACCGGCCCGGTCTCCGAGTCCATTTACATCGTCACTTCGGTTATGCCGAGCGTCCCGGTACAGCGCTGGTTCTCGGCTGCGCTCGTCGTCGGCTCGATCGTTAGCTTGTACGCATGGGAGCTTGTGTCGCCCGGTGCGCGGAGTACCTGGAGGATCACGTACTTGCCGGGGCCGATCGACGTCTCGGTCTCCAGGGTCGTCGTGTCGACATCGAGGCGGGCCGTATAGGTCGCACCAGCACCGATCGTTCCTCCGCAGATCGCGACGGTAGAGATGACCAGGATATTGTTGGAGTCGTCGAGTGTATGTGACACCGAGATGATGTCCGTCTCGGACGTCCCAACGTCGATACCGCTAGTCATCGACGACAGTACAAGAGTCGCGCCGTGGATACCCTCGGCCTCGGCCTCCTGCGACATCGTATGGACATGGTTACCGGCTGCCGCCTTTACGCTCGTCGTGCCGAGGCTCCGGAGGCTGGCCGTTCCCGCGGACGCATCAGCCTGGGAGAGATTCACCACTGAGGAGCCGTACCAAAGGATGTCATTTCCGTTCCGTTGTAGCTCCCCGGCAGCGTCAGGGTTCGCGCTCTGATCCGCGAACGTGAGCGTTGCCAGGGCAGCGAGGGTCAAGCCGGACATCGACGCCCCGCCCTGGCCTGCACTCCCAGTGTGGCTATGTGAACTCAATACCGTTAAATTATCGCGCACGTCGACGTTGAGCATCGCTGCCGTCACGATGCCATCAGGAACATCGCTGTTATCTGACCAGTCTCGCGGAGCCGTCCAGGCCATGCGTTCCTCCTATTGTGCCGGGAAGCGGAACGGGAACTCGTAGGCGAATCCCTTGCTGACGATCCGCGACAGCCAGAGTAGCTGAGGCGGTGGGGATCGTCTCGCCTTCCGGATCATCGGTCGGGATGTCACCGTCGTCATGCCCATCAGTGGGTATGGTTCCCCGCTGCCGCCTGAGTTGATCCGGTGCCGAGCGTCCGGAGGGACGCCGTCCCGGCTACCGCGTCGGCATACAAGCCGACGAGCGCAGCCCCGTAGTATACAAGATTGTTCCCGTTGCGCTGGAGGCGTCCCGCCGTCCCTGGATTGCCGCTCTGATCTGCCAGTACCGGAACCGCTAGGGCCGACAGGGAGACGCCCGATAGGGTCGCGGAGCCGTTACCCGCGGCCCCGCTGTGAGCGTGGGTCGAGAGGGTCTCTTCGTTCGCTTTGATTTGGGCGTTGAGGATCGCGGATGTCACCATGCTACTCGTCCAGCTTTTCGGCGTCGTCCAGGCCATCAGAACGCCGGGACGGTCGAGGTGCCGAGGACGCCGACACCCAGAACCCAGAACTGGCTATAGCCGCCGGAGGCGGGCGATAGCTGCCAGACGGCAACGTGCTGCTGACCGCCCTCCGAGACCTGGTGCCGCTCCGACTCGATGAAGAAGTCCGCGGAGATGCCCAGCTTCGCGTCGTTCGTTGCCGTCACCGTGACCCTGTCGGAGATATCGCGGCCCAAGACCTGGCCGATGTTGCCAGACGTCGACGCCGGGATGGTCATCGTCAGGATGTTCGTCGGCGATGCGAAGATTGCGACCTGGTATTCGCACCAGTCCTGCGCTTCGGAGGTCGTCGGGATGAACTGCGTCTTCGCGACATATTTCCGCTCCCCGTAGATGCCCTGCGAGGTCGTGTCGATGGCCCGAACGATGCAGGGATTCTTCGTCGATACAGCCGTCCCTCGCGCCTGGAGCTTTGTGACGTATCCGTCCGACCCGGTCGCCGAGTTGGTCAACGTGATCGCCATCCGCTCCGCTGTCTTGGTCTGGGTCACGGTGATATCGGACGTCAGGTTAGTGCCGCCTCCGCCGGACGCGGAGTTGAGGAGGTAATCGGTCGTCGCCGCCGGAGTCGTCCAGGCGTCGACTTCCATCGCGCTGTTCGCGGCGTCAGGGTTCGGGAACTCGGCCTCGAAAGTCTTCGCCTCGCCGGGTGCCAGGGTGGGCGAGGCTGACCCGGTCTCCGGATGCGTCCAGAGTACCGCGACCGAGGCCGTGTCAAACGTCCGAGCGGTCGCCTCCACGTGATTGACGATAGTTCCGAGCGGATCGTCCTGGTCGACCTCGACGAACGTATGGGCAGCCCCGTCGGCATCGGAGAAGGTCGCCTGGGAGGTCGTCGAGGCGGTCTGGGTTATCCGGTGGTGCCGGTTCTGAAAGGCGATCTGCCCCGACTTGCTCTCCAGAAGGAATCCCGCCTCGGCCTCCTCGACCAGCCGGAGCGCGTCGATCGCCTTCTTGCCGCTGATCCAGAATCGGCTGATCGTAGTCTTGCCGGTGTCGAGGTCGCGGTCGTCCGACTCCGTCCAGCCGACGTCGTCCAGGATGTCCCCGACGGCCTGATCCGTCCGGCGGTTAGTCTGGGAGGCTAACTGAGTCTCGAACTGGTTGAGGTAACCCAACGTCCCGAACGCGGTCAGGGTCGCCGTCTTCACTCCCTCCGCAGCCGGTGCCGGGAGTATACGGTCGAGCTTACCCTGCCACCGGACGCCGTCGTTGAACGCGACCGGGAACGTATACGGGAAACTCCCGCTCCCGGCCTGAACCTTGACTGTCCGACCTGGGAGGATGTTGCCCGTTAGGGCCGAGGACGTATTGCTGGGCGAGTATTTGCCGCCGGTGTTAACCAACACCGCGGAGAGTTTGCCGGCGACCGAACGGCCCTGCAACTGCGAGGCGTAATCCCGGCCCCGCTCCCACGATAGCGACAGGACATCCGATGTGATGTCGTCGCCGGAATCGGTGAAGTCTCCGTCGTTGTTCCAATCGACGAGGACAGTGTAGGAAGCAGCCATCTACCCCTCCGAGACCGCCGAATCTATCAACGCATCGACCTCAGCCACGTCGCGGCCTATGCCGTTCCGTTGCTCCTTCTCGGCACGGAGTTCCGCGACCAACCGCTCGGCGACGATCCTCCGGAGTTGTTCCGCTGCCAGTACGTTCTCGACAAGAAGTCTCTCGATGTCCGCCTGGGTAATCTGGTCTTGGATCATGCGTTTCTCCCATCCTCTCGCTTAGTGGGTATGCGTTAGCGACTGATCAGCCGTGTGCTTATGTCCTACGCTTCGCGTGTGCATACGAGTGTGCATGTAATCAGGCGGGTCACCCTTCGGCCCCGTAACGCCCTCCGATATCTCAACCACCTGGGAGCCGTCCCATGTATCGGCGGGTGTTGTATAGGTCTTCTTGGCAAACGTCTTACTTGTAAGGGCTTCTAACTCCGCGACCACGCAGCACATGTCGATCTCTACCACGAGGCCCATCACCGGGGAGCCCTTTTGTAAAACAAAGGGCCAATCGCAGTCACAGGTGCCACGCCCGCTGGCGTCGTTGTAGGCATCAGACCATTCACTCATGACCGCTCCTTACGATAGGGTTGTCGCATTACCGGCAGCGTCCATAACCAGTAGCTCGCCCGACGCCGAGTACAAAGTGACTCCGTTAGCCAGCGTCCCTACTGGAGCCGTGCCATTAAATAAACTGATGGCACTGGTAGGGTCAGTCGTACTGCGGGATACAATAACACCAGACACAGTATTAACAGTAATGCCCTTCTCGTCAATAAGAACTTGGGTAGCACCTAGGGCTCCAAACGCAAACTCTCTATTCGACTGACTATACCTCACAAAACCATCGAGGTTGCCTTGAGGCGCTCCGAAGGCGATAAACTGATTCGTGCTATTTGTAGCTAACAACGAGATTCCCAGATTCGCGTCGCCGGACTCAAGTACAAGCATGTCAATCCCAGCGTTAGCCGTCACACTCCCTGCGGTGCCATCCCATATATGCACGCCGTCTCCATCAGGCGATGGGGCCGAACCCGCCACTCCTATCGTGATCCCGCCCGTGGCAACATTTAGTAGCTCAGAGGTCAGGATGGTGTTGCCGATGGTGAAGTCGGTGGTGGCGTCTACGGTGGTCGCCACGATAGACCCGAAGCCCGATGCGATGGTGCCACTGCTCAAGGCTCCGACACTTGTTAGGCTTGAGGCCGTAACGCCGGACGCTAGAGTCGACCCTGTAAGGCTACCAGCCGCCGCCGCAGCCGGTGCCGCCCACTTCACCCCGGTCGTCTCTCCGGAGTCAGCTGTCAGAACGTGGGTATTGGTTCCCACGCCGAGCATCTGAGGATTCCCGGAGCCGTCCCCGATCAAGACGTGGCCCTTGGTCGACATGTCTATCGACCCGATAGCCGATGATCCGTTGCCGACCAGGACGCCATTCTGGGTCAGGGTAGAGACTCCCGTCCCGCCGTAAGCCACGCCGACGTCTGTCCCCTGCCAGACTCCCGTCGCTATCGTCCCGACGCTCGTCAGGCTCGATGCCGTGACCCCACTCGCCAGGGTCGAGCCGGTCAAACTGCCCGCCGCCGCCGCAGCCGGGGCTGCCCACGACGGAATCCCCGACGCGAGAGTCAGGACGTTCGTGTTGGAGCCGACACCGAGCCGGGATAGCTGAGAAGAGCTTGACGCATAGACGATGTCCCCCGTCGCCTGAGAGTCGAAAACGTGCGTGCCGACCGCTTCCCATTCCGCCTGGGTTAGCTCTGTCCCGACGGAGCCGTGCTTCAGTTCGTTTGCCATCGCTCACCTCATGCTGCTGCGAGTATGTCGCCGAAGCCCCCGCGCCGGACGCCGTCCCGGATAGCCTCGGAAACCTTCCGCTCGAAATCGTCGAAGCCGTAGGTCGGGCCGAGGATGTTGATCGTGATCCCGCCCATAGCACCACGCGCTCCCAGAGGCACGACCGCTTCCGGCCCGCGTTCCCCGATCATCGCTAACGTGGGCGAGGTTACTATGCCGCCCTCCGCCATCTTCGGGATTTTCGGGATCGTCGGCAGACCCTTGAACGGTGCGAATTGGAAGGCGGGGAGGACAGTTATGCCTAATTTCTTCTTCTCTTCCCAGCCAAATTGTACCTTTTTTAGAGCTTCAAATAGACTGTTAACCGCGCCGATCACGGTGTTGATAATGCCGATGATCGGATTCGCGATAGCGACGACGACGCCCTTCATACCACCCCAGACCGTATCCCAGTTATCTCGTAACAGGAACAACGCCTTGACTAACGCGCCTCCGGGGAGGAGCCAGCCGAACTTGGAATTAAACGCCGTCTCGATCAAATCCATAACCGTGTCGAACACGGTCTTTATAGCTCCCCAGACCGTGTCCCAGGTTTTCTTAAACGTGTTAACAATCTTGTCCCAGTTTTTGAAGATCGCAATAGCGGCGACGATCGCGGCGACGATTCCGAGGACGATCAGGCCGATCGGCCCCATTGCGACATTCAGCACCGCCATCGCAGCCGCCTGAGCGTAGGTCGCCGCCGTCGTTATAATCTGGGTTGACCCCAAGGCTGCGACCGCTGTACTCATTGCGGGGATCATAATAACGAGCGGGCCGAGGGCCGTGGCAAAGCTTCCGATCGGCGAAAGAGTCGCCTTGACCCGGTTTTTCAAAATGTCGAATTTGTCCGACATCGTCAGGGTGGACTTCCCGAGTTCCGTAGTGCGTCCGAAGGCGTCGTCCATAGTCAGAACCATTTCATCGAGACTAAATACGCCCTTATCTATCGCATCGACAAATCGGATTCCTGCCCCTGCGCCGAACGCATCGGTTGCCAACGCCAGAGCCATAGACTTGCTGTCAGCCTCCTCGATGTCCCGGATCATCTCCTCCAGGCCACCCGCTATATCTGTTACGCCTTCGGACGCCAATTTTTTAATGGCCGTATTTAACCCTGGCATCATCTTGGTTGCCGATAGACCCGCCTTTTCCATATTCGTAATTAATGCAATGGATTCGAACATATCGAGGCCGAGGGTCTGCAACTGCGGGCCGAACGTGACGACGGTATCCGCGAGCTTAGTCATCGGAACGCCCGCCGCCTGCGACGCCGCCATCAACGCATCGAGCGTGTAACTAGCATTGTCGGTATCCTCGCCGAACCCAACTAAAGCGTCGGATACCGACTTAATCAGAGGCTGCAAGTCCTCGCCCATAACTCGCGAGGCTGTCAAGAACTGCATGGTGGCGTCTTCCAGGAAACGACCTTCCAGGCCTAGCTCGGTGTTGACGTCTGCAATCGCCGTGGCAACTTCTGCCGCATCCTGCGGGACGGTAGCCCAGATGTCCTTAAAACTCTGCGTCAGCCCTTCTAGTTGTTCGCCGGATGCGCCGGTTCCGGCGGCGATCGTGTTCGTGGCCTCCTGATACTCCTGGCCGAGTTTCGCCGCCGCTCCAGCCGCCAGGGTTAGACCGCCGGCTGCCATAGCGACGCCCTTCATGGCCGACCGGAACTTCGTCCCCATGCCCTTGACGTTCTGCTCCGCCTTTTTTGTATCGGCGTCGACGGTTATCGTCACCGTATTAGCCACTGGACTCCTCTATTTTGCCCTCGGAGATAATTGCCAGCATCCGTAGAATCCCGACGTCCTCCGCCAGTACCGCCGACGGCAGACAGCTATATCGCTGACAGATGCCGTCAATGATCTCGGCCTGTTCTAGCTCGGAGGGCTTCGTGACAGGCGTTCCGTCCCGGTAGGTTCCGCCTCGGACAGCCTTCCAGCGGGCTATTCCGAGGCTAAGTCTTCCCCCGTCATCGTCGCCGCCTC